ATGAAAAAAAGCCCCCTGCTGATACTGAGCGTACTCCTCGCCGCCTGCGGCCCCGACAAGCTGATTTCCGACCTGCCGTCGCCGAACGGGCAATACCACGTCGAGGTTCGGAAATGCCCGGAGAAAGGTTCGATCACCTGGGGCGAAGAAATACAGGTCTCCCTCCTCGAAACCGGGAAATCGGAAAAGTGCCATGCAGTCGTGCAGTCGCTGGCGCAATTCGACCTGCGCGCATCCGCGGACCAATTGCAACTGGAGTGGCTGTCCGATACGGAACTCAGGGCCTGGCACCCTAGCTTCGAGCCCGGAAACCAAGCGGACGGCTCGCGCCTGAAGCACGATGCGCCGGTGAAGATGGTCTTTGCGCCGAAGCGCTGAGCCGCTCGAAAAGCTGTCCTGGCATACCGACCATACGCCATGACAGTCGGAGGCAAGCCAAATAAAAGGTTTACGCGTCATTTCAGGACCCAGGTGCTTCCATTGCTCCATAGCTCGGCATACTGCCCATTGATCAAGGTCAGGCTGCTTCCTGTGTTGGTGTAGCTACCGTAGGTACTGCCCGTGATTCCTCCAGCCAGTGCCGTGACGTTGATGCTGCCGCTCGAACCATTCCTGATCCTGAAGACACAGCCCGAGGCAAGAGCGGCCTCCGGCAGTACGAATCCTCCGCTCCCCGTCAACTCGACCATTTGTCCGACATAATCCGTTCCTGCGATTGCTGAGGACGAGGACAAGGACACCATCGGCAGCTCGCTCCACCCTACGCCTCCTTGTACTTTCGTACGTAACGGCAAAACAGCAGGATAGCCATGTCGGTTGACGTAGACATTCCTCACCTTGGCGATTGTAGGAGCCGCCACTATTCCCATGGTCCACACGGGTCGAATGAGCTGTTGGTTATCGTCGAAGACGGTCAGCCCATCCACTTCGAAATTGCCCTTTGGTTCAATCACTTCCATGGAGTCAGAAGAGTCCTGCCAGACTCCGCATCGATTTATGTTTCCCGTGGCCACGCCGAAGTTCACATTTCTTATCGTGACATCCCTGATGAGTACCGGCGCGTTTCTGGCACTCCAGTTGCGGAAACGCATAGCGCTGCCAAAAGGCTCGTCGACAACGATGCCAACCAGTTGGATCAGACCCGACATAGTGTTTTTCGGAGAGACGCCCCCTCCATATATGAAACCCACTCCGCCATTCTTCGCCCCGTATTGAGTAGCCGAACCGTCTCGTCGGGACTGGAATCCGGAGACCCTGACGGAGACAGGGGAGTCCGTATTCGGGATGGTGAACTGGAGTCCGTTCCCAGCATTGCCCTCGCTCGAACAACCGATCAGGTTGATATCTTCGATGAAGTAACCGCTTCCTTCATTGGGCTCTATGTCGAAGGCCGCCCAGGGTCCATTGGCTGATGCACCAAGTCCATTGGTATTCGTGTTAGTCGCTCGGCAATTCAGCAGCGTCGCGCGCCTGGCATTGATGACCGAAAAGCCATTGCGTCCATTGAAGTTGCAAAGGACTCGGTCGATGCGTACATCTTCGCTTGGTCGCCCCGCATCGCCGGTAACGGCCAATCCATCACCGGAGAACGCGTTGATTGTCAGGTCCTGGACCAGGACTTTTTTCGAGCCATAGATGAAAAGTCCATATCGACCTTCGCCGCTGCGTGCCTCGTTCTTCTGTCCATTGATCTGCATTCCATTGCCGAAGATGAACACATTGCTCTGTCCGGCCATGCTGATGAACGGCTGGACATCCATCGTCACCGTACCGGGCTCCTGGAGAATGACAGTCCGGCTGGTTCCGGCGATGATCTGGTCCGAACCGATAACTAATGGACCGGAGCGAACGGTCGCCGGGGGAAACATGGCCGTGTAACCGATGTGGGCCGCAGAGCCTTCGTTCGAACGGGTTTGTTGCAGAAGCTTTTGCGCTGGCGCGGTGGCGAGTTCCCCTGGCAGCCAGCCGAACCATTCGAGGCGAATGCCATGGCCTTCGATTTTGCGGACAAAGCAGCCAAAGGCGGACGGCTCAGTTTCCCCCGAGCCATCCAGATAGCCAGCCAACCCCGTCTGGGCAGTGTACGCAGGAACAGTGGGGCTGATGATAGTCCCGCCGTTGTGGCGATTCCGCGCAACCGCCCCATCCCAGTAGAACCTGCCACCACCAGTGGTAATACCGGGTCTGTGGCCTTGAACGATGTACTCATGGGTGTAGCTTTGCGGAACATCTGGAAGATCGGCCAGGCTGGCTAAAACCATTGCCGATCTGCCTATAAGTGATGCGCCCTTTACGAGGTCGGTTTCGTCAATCAACGCATTCCATCGCTCATCGCTAGGGTCTCCTACTGTGGCCCCCACCATGGAACCGGTCGTGTCGTAGCTCATGCTTCCTCCTGAAAAATCCGTTTCGCACTTCACCAGGAAAAGGGCAGCCGCAATCGCCATGCTCCCTTGTCAGCAGCCCATGATATGACCGGGATCGTGACAAAGCCCCACCGCCCCAAGTCCTCTGAGCCCCATCGCACCGTGACATCAACTTCCGTCCCAAGCTCGGCATCATTCCTGCGAAAACGAAGCTACGCTACACGGTCTACTGGCGGGGCCGGCTGAACGTCCACCCATTGAAATGGACAACACACTCATTGCCCCCAGGAAAATGATGAAACGGCCCTCATGGCTTGTCGCTCTGCGGGTTGAGAGGAAGTACATCGGGCTAGACGCTGGCAAGGACATAACAAAGCGGCGCCATCCACAGCACCAGGTTGATCGCCCATTGCAGCGCTCTTTCGCGAGCGCTCCCCAGCTTTCGCTGCTGGAGCACGAATGCCAACGCAGTGGAATGCAGCAACAGGGCGCAGGCAGGAAAGACCAGCAGGTAGGCGAACAGCCCAGGCGCATTCATATTGGGATAGCCATGGCTGTCGAGCGATCGCCAGTACGCCACCAGGAAAGCGCTCGCGACCGCGAGGCTGAGTCCCAGGCTGATGCGGCTATACCACCTCATCGAGACCCTCCCGACGCGCCTTCCGGACCTACGCCGATCGCTCCGGAAAACGGCCCGATCCGCCTCGCCTCACCCTGCTTCAGTCAGAGCGGCTCAGGGCTTCCGGGGTTCGTTGCCGAGCAGACGATCGAGTTCGCCCATGACGCGATCGCTCTTGGCCTCTTCGAGCTTGCGCCGGGCCTCGGCGAGATTGGCCTGGGCGCGCTCCATCTCGACCATGCCGACGGCGGTGATCACCGCCTGCAATGGCACGCCCCTGCCGGTGGAGCGCATGCCATTGCGTTCGCGCTCCTGCGGCGCGCAGATGAACTGGAGGACAGCCTCATGGCTTTCGTTGGGCAGCGGGGTCCAGCCCTTGGCGAAGGTGAACTGGAGGTTCGTGGGTTGCCCGTTGTTGGAGAAGGTCTTGGCGTTGACCACCTTCACCTCTCGCGTATCGCAGCGGTACTGGTGCGCGCTGAGCAGATGGAAGGAGTCGAACAGCATGGCGATCTGCACCTGCCAGGCGTTTTCGATACCCGGCACGGGTGCCAGCGAATCGGCATCGGCCAGGAACACGTCAAGCTCGGCAGGGTCGTCGCCCTTGTGTACCACCCACCAGTCTTCGGCCCAGGCATGGCCGGATGCGGCCAGCAGCGCGGAGCACAGCCAAGTCACGGCACTGCGGGAAACCTTGCGATAGACGTTCATGTCACCTTCCTTGTGGGGAAATGCTTCCGTGGATAGGGGCGACACCCGGCGCCCCTGAGCGAACACCCGCTATTTCAATGACAGCGGCACGCCCCAGACCGGGTCTTCCATGCCCTGCTTGCGCAGCGGCGTGATCTGCAGGGGCTGGAGCCTGGACAGCAGTTGCCGGTGCTTGTCGCTCAGGGCCCGCTGGGCGATCAGGGACTGGCTGAAGTCCATCGGCGCCGGCCAGGTGTAGACGGTCAGGTTTTCCAATGGGCATTCGATCTTCTTCGGATCGATCGCCCGGCACTTCGACTGCTGGTACTTGTAGCCGGGGGTCTTCAGGTGCATGCGCGGGGCCAGCAGCAATTGCCCGCCCTGCACGGTGAAGCTGGCCAGCGCCTTGTCGACCGGCAGGCGCGCCTGGACCTTGATCGAGGGCACGTCGCGGGAGTCGGTCTGCTGGTAATAGCCGGCCTGGGAGCCCTGGGTCGTCTGCGTGTATTGCTGCTCGCCCCAGCTCACGCAGGCGCCCGAGGCCACATGCACGGCGGTGCAGACCTTCTCGGTCTTGATCTCGCTGCCATAGGTGGCATCTTTCCAGACTTCTTCCCGGTAGTACTCGCGATACAGCTCGGGGGACAGGTACGCGGTGCCGTTGGCGCCATGGCCCGAACCGGGCGGACCGCTGCGGGCGCCGACCTGGTCGAGCAAGCCATGGATCTGGTAGTCGTCGCCGCCGGTCAGCAGGTACTTGCCGGGCGGCAGGATATGCACCTCGAAGGCCTTGAACAGATAGGTCTCGTCGGGCTTCCGCTGCAGCGCGTTGGTCTGGAACTTGCGGCCGAAGGTCACCTTCGGGTCCTTCTCGTACTCCCAGATCGCCGTTGGCGTCCACTGGGTCATGGTCAGGGCATCGCTCAGGGACTTGTGCGGCATCACGTCGGCCACCAGTACCACGGCCATGTTCCCCTTCAGCGCCTGGTCCACCAGGTCCAGCATCTGCGCGTTGCGCGGATCGTCCATGCTGCCATAGGCGCCCGAATCGAGTTCAGACACGCAACCGGAAAGGGAAAGAGAAAGCAGCAAGGCGGCGGAAAGGGTAAAACGCGGGCGGGACAGTCTCATGCATCGATCCTTGATAGAGGCTGGTGCGGGTCGTCGGACGGCCCATCTTACTGGCCCCAGCCTGGATCACAATATTTCAAATGAACTAGGTCGGCAGGGGCACACCGGCAGGGCCAGGAGCTGCCACGGCTCTCGTTGGTTCTACGCCTACGCAAACCTCCAGGCATTGGGAGCGGCGTTGTCTGGCAGGCCAGGCTCGGGAAACGTGCACATCCGGAAGAGTGGGTCCCGCGCGCATTGAGGCCACGCCAGTCTCTTCGGAGAGTTTCCAGATGTACCAGGTGTAAGCACTATATTACGGAGGTTTTGTCAGTGACTGAAAAACGGTCGCAGCCTATGTCAAGAAGGCTGATGGGGATGTCATCCGCATCGAGCGATTGGCTAACAGCATACGAGCCTCGCTGGAAGGTCTTGGGTTCTCGGACGCCCATGGTAGACAGTTGGAATTGCTCGCCACCGACGATATGGCACAGGCAACGATACTCGACCAGCTACGCATAATGGGAGTCGCGCTTTCAGCAGGCAGGGAATGGTGTCCAGCAGAGGTGTTGGAACTCCTATGTGACCAGGGACTGCTGCATCCTAAAGCACAAAAACTTCGCCACCACACTCCCATCCCTGCGGTGACGGCGCTTCATTTGTCAAGGCATGGTAGCCTTCAGGTTGAACCTAATGGGTACCAGTCGCCCTTCGATAATAAAGAATCCCTGACTCCTATACTTATAGATAGTATCCGTGACATACAAATCTGCTCGATCACCATGAATTTCACGCACAGCATTAGGACTCTTCGTTACCAGAAAGGGCTCTGCACCTCTCAGCTTCTTCAGAGCCTCAGCATCATCAGTCTGAAACTCCATCAAAAAATAGCGATAGACAAACGGAACTGTAGCCCCACCAGAGACATATAGGACCTCGTATATAGCCCCGCCATTTCCAACCACTTTAACAGAGACAATCCTTGCTGGAGAAGGCATACTTGGCGAAGTGAAATATATATAACCAAACAACCCCAGAGCCAAACACGAGAGCCCTATCAGAGCAAAATTAGTACCCTTTCGACTTCGCATAGTCTATTCCCGCCTTAATCCATATCTGATCAACGGGATTGTCGCCATACGGAGTACCCGCCCACCAAGCCCCAAAATCTTTATCAGAGGTTCCTGCTAGAGTCTGAGTAGCACCTGCCGCTCTCAATAAGATCTGCTCCGACAATCCTGCGGCAGCGCCCCTAGCACCATTTATCTCTCGCTGCCTTGCGCGCTTTGGCAGCAGCGGACCTCATCTTACTCTCTGTTTTCTTCTTGACCTCTGGGTATCCATCTTTTTCAATTCCACTACGAACAATTGACTCTTCCTGCATGACTTGTAGAAATGGATATTCGCTAGCCTCGACACCAGGAACACGCCTTCCCTTTCCAGTGCCACCTCCAGCAGGATCTCCAAGCCCATCTATAGAGGTGTTGTCGCCGTAGATCGTAGTAGAAACTAGATTTAGAGGTGCCTTACTCATTTCTCATTCCCCTACTTGCATCATATTTCACAACACGTTAAACACGAGTAATTATCAATTCAATTGAGAATTTTCCTAAAGACGAAGTAGCCTGTTCTCCCCTCTGAAAGCCGAGAGTTCTAAGGCGCACTGGTGGACGTCGGCTGCGAGATAGGCAAGATCCGTCGAAGGAGATGCTGGGTGAATGGTGTAGTGGTCAACCCATCCCGGACAGTGGGTTGAGTTTTTCTTCGGCCACCGCAGGTGGTAACCCGTCGTTGAATTGATGCGGCCTGATCCAGTTGTAGCGGTGCATCAAGTAATGACTGATGTCCCGTTGGGCCTCCTGCGCCGTCAGGTAACCCGTTGACGGGACCCACTCCGACTTCAGACTGCGGAACAGGCGCTCCATCGGCGAGTTATCCCAGCAATTCCCCCGACGGCTCATGCTCTGCTGCATCCGATAGCGCCAGAGCCGTTGCCGAAACAGGCGGCTGGCGTACTGGCTGCCCTGGTCTGAATGGAACAGCACCTGCTGTGGCCTGCCGCGCTGTTCGTAGGCCATGTCCAGGGCCTTGATCACCAGTTCGGCATCCGGCTTGGCCGAGAACGCCCAGCCGATCACCCGCCGGGTATGCAGATCCAGCACCGCGGCCAGGTAGTGCCAACAGCCTTGCGCCCAGACGTAGGTGATGTCGCCACACCACACCTGATTGGGATGCTCGGTCGCGAATTTGCGGTTCAGCCGATTCGGGATATCCGGCCGCTCAACCGTGGCCTGTTTGTAGGCGTGCGAGCCCGGTTGCTTGCTGACCAGGCCCAGCTCACGCATCAACCGACGCACTCGGAAACGGCCGATGGTCACGCCCTCTTCGCGCAGCATGCCCAGAATGCTGCGGCTGCCGGCCGAGCCCCGACTCTGGCTGAACAACTGGTTGACTTGGCTGCGTAGCGCCACGCGGCGAGCATCGACACGCCGCCGTCGAAGACGGTGGACGTAGTAGCAAGACCGCGCCACATCGAAAGCTGAACAGACCACTTCCACCGACTCCTGCTCACTCAACTGGTCTATCAGCGCGTACGATCGAGTTCGTCCGACATCAAGAGAGCGGTAGCCTTTTTTAATATCGCTTTCTCCCGCTCCAATCGGTTGATCCGGGCTTCCAGCTCCTGGATCTTTTGCTGCTCAGGCGTCAACGCCTTGCTCTTCGGGGTCACACCCTGGCGCTCCGCCTCGAGCTGCTTCACCCAACGGCGCAAGGCCGAATCCACCACCCCCAGCGAACGGCAGGCGTCGATATGGCTGTAGCCTTGGTCCAACACCAGGGCCGCGGCCTCTCGTTTGAACTCGGCGGAAAACGTACGTCGTTGCTTGCTCATCAGACACCTCTCTCACGGCGAGGATTCTCGCCTAAATCGGTGTCCGGGATCAGTAGACCACTACACAGAGCACCTATTGGTAGCAGCACTAAACAGATCAGGACTTTTTTTGCTGCCCCCATAGTGGGCTTTTGAAGATTTTGCGGCAGCCCTACTTCCTCATTAAGTGCTTCGCCACAGTACCTGCACTTAATCGCTTCAGCCTTGATTACTTCAGCGCAGAAGGGGCATTTCTTTTCGTCGGCATCCATACGACTCTCCACAATATAATTGTGGCGGAGGATACCAAATAGCCAGCATCAAGACCCAGGGCTCATTCGGCAGAAACAGAGAGGGCGCCTGAAGGCGCCCTCTCCATGCCGTTTACGGCCCATACCCTAGGATGAGCAGTTCCATGCTCATGCCGAAGCCCGCGTCGACCAGTTCAGTTGCTTGGCACAGTGCTTCCTCACGTGCGCTGCGGAACCCAGCCCATCCCACAGAAAGCCCGCCAACTCGACGCCAGCATTACAACCGAGCCCGCTCAGGTGAGTGGCCAGGCGACGGCTCTCAACGATCTTCCAGCACTTCTCCACGCAGTCGACCAGAAACGCGATGTTCGACCACGAGCAGGTGTCGACGGCCGACGCGGCTCTATCCTTCGGCAGCCACTCGCCTTCCAAGGCGTAGGCGGCGATGAAGTTCCGCGCGCTGTCGAGCCGGTCGGCCGGAATATCCTCGGCGGTCACGACGCTGAACGCCTTATGCACCTGGCTCCAGATGTGGTTCTTGGCGCCTCGGCGAATCGCCGACGGCAGGTGCCGCACCTTGCCATCGACGACGGCAGCCAGGCAGTGGAAGCCGTCGGTGCCGATAGTTTGGCCAATCAGAGTTACCAGGCGGCCCTGCTGGTCGTCGTAGCGACCGGTCTTGCGGATGGCTGGGAGCACTTCGCCGGTTACCCACTTCTTGAAGAGCTTCGCCTCTTGCTTGCGACTACGCAGGATGGCCGCGTATAGGCCAGACTCGTTGATCGCCAGCATTTCCTGGGCTCCACCGAGGGTACTCACAATCTGAGTACCCTTTTCGTCCTCGTCGAGGTTTCGGCACATGTTGAACGAATCGCGGTATTGGAGAGCTGCCGCGATGTCGGCAGCGACGAACCAAGGATCGCCGTCGATCAGCAGCGTACGAACCTGCTGCTTGCCAAAATTGAAAGGGATTACGTTTGTGCTATTATCGCTCATGACGTTTTTCCTAGACCGATTGACGTTATCCAAAGCCTCAGCGCCTGCCAGCACTGGGGCTTTTTCATGCCCGCTGTTTTTGCTCATTCTGCGTCTCCTCTTCCATCATCTTTTTCAGGCGATAGATGACCTCGCCGTTGATGGTGCGCCCGTTCGAATCAGCCTCCCCAAGCAACCACTCACGCATGGCCGGGGCCAGCCTCAAAACCGTCTGCACCTTTGCCTCTGCCTTTCTCATCACATCCCTCCATGTGCTTGCGTGTCGTTGAATGTCATTTAATGTCACTTACCTATGAATGTCAAGCTATGTCTCATGACATCATTTCTTCTCTGGTACAATGATATTGAACCTTGCAAAACGGCACGCTATGACTGACACACGAGAGTTTCCTGAGCGCCTCGCTTGGGCGCGCGCTGAAATGGGCCTGACCCAAAAAGAACTGGCCGATGCTGCCGGCATCAGCTTGGTGCAAATAGCTAGGTACGAGACTGGACGCTCAACGCCGCGCCTCAGCGGAGCCCTTAAGCTCGCCCGCGCACTGAAGATGGACGCCTTTGACCTGATGCCCGAACTCAAGAAAACCACCATTGAAGTGGAAATTGAGCTCAGCGACGATGAGCTAGCCCGATTCGAAGCGGAAGCGGAGGAGCTCGGCATAACCACAGAAGAGCTACTGAGGAAGCGGGCCGGAGTTGAGGAAGACGAATTCTCAGAAGAGCTGCCCGATACACAAGGCCGGAAAATCAGCCTCAACATTTCAGCAGAGCATGAAGCCAAGATCCACGAGTTCGCCAAGAAGGAAGGCGTCTCATTCGACGCTGCGGTACAGCTGATCCTTGCCCAGGGACTGAAGGATAGGCTTGATGCCGATTCCACCATGCTCGTCAAACTAGAGCAGGACATTCCCGGCGCCTATGAAAAGCTGGTGGAGCTGCTCAGGAAGCAATAACCCCAAGCCCGGCCAAGCGCCGGGCTCTTTGAGCCAGCACAAACCCTTCCCGTCCAATCTTTCATCTTCTTCAGCTTTTTTTGATGGATCAACTTTATGGATGAATGGCTTACTAATCCACAGTTCTGGGTCGGAGCAGCAGTCTCTGGCACCGTAGGCTGGATGCCAAGTATTTACCGCTGGATGCGCATGCGCGCTCCTTCATGGTTTGAGAACACCAGAGGCCGAATTAGAAGAATTTATCGAGCGAAACGCTGTAAACGACTAATCCGGATTAAATCAATCAGGTTTGATAGCGCTAAAGTCAACCGGGAAATCGTGCTTAGCTATTTGTTGCTAGGCGCATTTATGGCAAGCACCGCAGCATGTATTGTGAGTTTCGTATTTGCCCCTCCTCAAGTTCACAAAAGCTATCCGCTTGCCATAATGTATGCTTCATTGACAGGTATGCCACTTCTTGTCTTCGAATTTGCATGGTTAGCAGCTTCTACTCGAGTTGGAGATATCTTAAAAGCCAGAAATAAGATCAAACGTCGTGGTCGTCGCCTTATTTGACCCCACCGGCCAAACGACGGTCGCCTTCTGAGCTAGAGGACAATCCGAATGCAGGTCACATGCTCGAAATTTGAAGCAGCCTCACGCCAGCTGGATGAAGCGATAGGCCTGCTCCTGGCCGATCATGACCCCCTGGCAGTTCGCACCCTTGCCGCGGCTGCTTTCGGCTTGTTCGCTGATCTTGTGGAGCATCAGAAACCGAACGAGTCTTGGCGTTCGGAGCTCATCGAGAGCTCGGGGCTTAATCGAAAAGAGGCGCTCGCCGTCATTCATAACGCGCAGAACTTCTTGAAGCACGCTGACCGCGACCCACATGAGCAGCTTTCTTTTGAGGAAAGCGAGAACGAAGAGCTGATTTTCATCGCAACTCTAGATTGCGGTGAGTTAGGTGGTCCTTTGACTACGACTATGCAGGCCTTTCAGGTCTGGTACATAGCGCTCAACCCAAGCAAGCTCGGTGCAGATCATGACTTTACTCAGAGGGCGAGCACAGCGTTTCAGAATCTGCCTACCCTATCCCGCGAAGAGCAGCTCGCTGCCGGGTTGGATTTTCTCCACCTCATGCTTGATAAGTACGGCAGAGGATCATTCCAGCCTCGAAAGACTCAGATGTAGTGGCAACCCGACGCCAGACGCAAAAAGCCCAGCGCGGGGCTGGGCTCTATACTGCTGGTTAGCCTTCGTACTGGAAGATCCATTGCATCTTGCAATCATTCCCGCTAATGCTGTCAGGATCCGGATCCTTCAACGAGACTTTGTTCCAGATAGGATGGCTTGCGTCTCCTAATGGCCATGAGTGACGACAAGAATTGGAACCAGCTGCCGGATTATCCCAATATACTTTGAACGACATTTTCATATTCTGGGGACCGGCATTCTTATAATCACCACATATCAGATACTCAACCCATCCTTCAGTGCCAACCGCTAAACCGTTTGACTCAGCCCCCCAGGCAACGGCTTGGCCTGGAGCGATAGACTCTGGCGGTAGAGACCCACCCATCCAATTACTATGCTCCAAGCTGTGCTTGAATAATACCAAACTATATGGACTTCTATTAACAAGCGTTATTTTTACAGACCTAAAAGCGCTAGACTTAAAGTTGACGATATTAGCAAATTTATCATCAACCTTAATATCTTCCGAAGCAAGACTGTTACTAACTGAGTTAAATGATTCCAGAGCTGACGAAGAAAATTCCTCAGATATCAACTCTTCAGGTGAAAACTCTCTGTGAGGAACTACTCCACCGCCAAAAACATTGTTAATCCAGACCATCGCACGAGCATAACGGAGCTCATCTTCTGAGTTCGACATAGCGCCTCCCTTTCCTTAGTTGGCAAGTACCGTATGAACAACAGCATAGGGAGATTAGCAGAGATTTTTAGGCGCAACCCATTATCGCTGCCTGTCCACCCATCTACCCTGGACGGAAAGCCAGTACATGGCCTGGGTCTGGGCGTAGTAGCGTTGTGCCTCCCAACGAACCGCCCCGGACCGTTGCCGGAAAGCCCATGGACTGGGGCGATCAAGACCTAGGAGGTCAAATGGTCAAGCATCTATTCATTCCTCATAACCTGAGCGAAGACTTTGACAAGGAAAAAGCTGCCGCAATTCGTCGATCGTTTGATGCAGACGATGCGGAGATGCTGCTTTCTGCGCCCACCACTAACACGGTTTCCAGCATCGAAGGCAATAAGTACTCGGGCATAGTGAAGCATCACTTTGAACGTAATGACAGCCCGGTCCATTACGAATACCGGCCAGATGCTGAACAGGGCTCGAAATTCATAATCACCAAAGACAACCGTGACTGATGGAACGAGGTTGAAATGGGAATCAGAAGTCTTGTGCAAAATCTCCCCAAAGACCCCGACAATCTTGGATGGGTTCTGGGCTGGGCAGTTGTCCAAAGCTCTCCTTGGAGGTTCGTGGATATTTACGCCTCTGAAGCCACTGCCCTAGCGGAAGCTGCGTCACGTGGCGTCGGGTTCGCAGTCGAGTACGGCTCGCATCAGGTGGGCACCGATAACTTCGTCGGCGGCCTCACCCCTCCGACAGATTAATCCGAGCCTCCTTCGGCTCTACCAACGAGAAGCCGAAGGAGCACTGTCCTGACTTCAGAACTGCCGTGAGGCCGGGCTCGCCGCAAACTAAACGGCGATAACCCGGACCTCCGCTGACCTTGCCAATGAGTCGCTCTACTCGCACCATCTGGGACTCCTTCTGCAGCGCAATTTCTGCAGATCCCTGTAAGTTAAAAATGCGCAGCTCGTAGACTTCACACATGACATCCTCCTGCGGCCAGGCCGCTCAGCTTGTTCTTGAGTCTTTGTGGCGCAGCACTAGGCGAGCCCGCTCGTGCCAGTTACCGCCGTAGACGATGATCTCGCTGGGCTTTCCGTACAGGTGGTGCAACAGGAACGGGCCAGCGCCGAAAACTTTGGTCTCCTCGCCCGGCAGCGACGGATCGTCGCCCAGGTAGATCCCGGCGTGGTTCGGATGCGCGGTGCGCCCCACCGCCATCACGATCATGTCGCCGCGCTGCGGCCGATCCACCCGGACGAATCCTGCAGCCTCGAACTGCTGCTCGTAGAGGCTCGGACCGTCTGCCCGCTCCCACCAGCCATCGGCACGCTCGAAGTGCGGGAACTCGATGCCCCACTCCCGCTGGTACCAGTCGGCGCAGACCTGCCAGCAGTCCTGCACCCCATGCACGAAGGCGCGCCCGAGCAGCGGCACCTGGTCGACGGGCTCGATGGTACGCAAGTCGCCCTCCGGCCAACTCAGGATGTGCCATGTCAGGCCCGAGGCGTTGCACATAGCGACGTCTGCGGCACTCGGTCGGCTGGCGGCATCGGGATGGCTGTGCACCACGGCGACGATCTCGCCCTGGTCCTCTGCCTCGGCATACGCCTTCGGTGCGATGCGGAACTCTTCGCCGGCGTCGGTAGCGGTGTTTTCGCAGGGAACGTATCGCTGGCTCCGGCCAGAACGGATGATCAGTCCGCAGCACTCGCGCGGATACTCTGCCGCGGCATGCTTCTGCACGGCAGACAGGATGTGCTTGAGCATGGTCAGCTCCTGGCGATGATCGAGACGGCAGGGAAGCCGCCGAAGGGCAGTTGGTTCCCTTCACCGAAGCGCGGGATGCAACCGGTACCCAGGCAGCCATCACACTCGTCCCGGGCTGGATCATCGGTGGGGTTGCCGTCGGTGTCGAAGTACGGGCCGGTGTAGCCGCAGTTGGGCCCGCGGTACCCGCCCGTCATCGCCCAGTGGCAAAGGGTGGTCATCTGCCGGCCGACCTGCTCGCCGCCAACGTCGCCTGGCGAGGCCAGTTCCCAGGCCACGTACTGGCCGTCCTCGCTGGTTTTCTGGTCCAAGTACCAGACTTCGACGATCTCCTGGGAGGGATCAGCGTCGGGATTGCCGCCTGGGAAGTTCGCCGCGTCCAGATATTTCGCAAGCGTCGTCCGGATGGTGAGGCGGAACTGGAGCAGGTCCTCGAACGCCAGGCAGAGCGCCGTAATCCGGCCATTGACGTTGCCGGCGGTGAAGCTCGGCCGCGCCGCAGTACCATCGCTGTTGGCCTCGATGCCCTCGATCTGCACCGGCCAGGCCGCGTATTCGTGGCCCTGCCACCAGATCGATTTCGCCGGCAACTGGTCGGCGTTGGCGCCGGCAGCGGCCAGTTCCTGCGGACTGTGCGGGATAGCGTGACCGTGGAACCGGACCACGTCGGCGCCGAAGTCGCTGCCGTCGAGCTCGAACAGCACGACCTCGCCGCCCGGCTCCAGCTTCTGGATATCGGTGATCAGTGTCATGGATGGAATGCCTGTTCAAAGGTCGCGGTCAGCCGGTAGACCCGGCCGCCGAGGTTGACGGGCCGGTAGCCCGCACAGGTGTAGAAGCCCAGGCCGCCCAGGGGCGGCGTCCAGAGAAATGCACGCGCTCCGGTGTGGCGGTCCAGGAAGTCCATCACGGCCTTGATGGTCGCCGCCGGCCCGGTGATGGACACCGGCCAGCTCTGGGACTTGCTGTTCAGACCTTCGCTCACCAACTGCTTGTAGCCGTCACCGAATTGCGAGGACCTGGTGGCGAAGGTTATGTCGCCCTCGCCACCGCTCTCGGTGGCCCAAGTGAAGGTTTCGATTGCCATGCGCTCTACCCGTTGATGGCCCGGCCGATCGCACCGTCACGCCGCAGATCACGCGCCAGGAGTTGTCGGTATTTCTGCTCGACGAACGTTCCGATGTCGCGACCGAACTGGTCCAGGCCAGGCTGGCTGCTGGAGACGTTGGCCGAACCATCCGAGGCAATGTTCACCTCGACGTTGATCTGCGAACCACCACCGCCCATAGCGCGCACACCGAGGGCGCCGGACGAGGTTCTGGTCAGCGGCATCACTGCCTCTGGCCCCGCTTCGCCCATCACACCCAGGCGGCCGCCGCTCATGCCGAACGCGGTTGGCGTGCTGACCACGCTGTTGGTGAAGGCCCCGCCGGTGGCGAACATCTGCACGCCTCCGGCGAACGCGCCACCGTTGGCGAACAGCCCACTGCTGCTCACCAGGTTGTCGACGCCCGACTGCACGGCAGCGTTTCCACCGCCGAAGAAGCCGCCGAAGAGGGACGAAAGGGCCTGCGAAGCAGCGGCGCGCGTTGCAATCCGCGCCATGTCCGCCAGGATGCTCTTGGCGAAGTCGGAGAACGACAGCTTGCCGGTCGTGGCGAAGGTCGCGACCGCATCTTCCATGCCGCGGAAGGCGTTGGTGAACAGGTCATGTGTCTGTCCGGCGACATTCCTGGCGCTTTCGAGATAGTCGTTCCAGGCTCCGCTCGCTCCGTTGCTCCAGTCTGACTGGGCAGCGGTCATCTGGTCGTAGTTGCTGACCACGGTGTCTCGCAGGTCCTGATGCGCCTTCCTGAGCGTAGCCAGACGTTTCTCGTACTCCTCGTCCGACATTTGCCGACTGGGATCGGAGCGCTGGTTCTCCAGGTCCATCAGTTGCTGATTGTAGCGGTCGTCGAGACTGTTCAACTGCTCGAAGCGGGACCGCTCTCGTCCGCCCATGCTGACACCGGCCGCAGCGCGCTCGCCCTCCAGACGCAACGCATCGACCTGCGCCTGTAGCGCCTGCGTATAGCGCTGCACTGACTGCTCCTGTCGCCGTAGCCGCCCCTGCTCGCTGAGTTCGATCTGGTTGAGCTGTGAATCGGCGTCCTGCTGCGCCTTGACCAGCGCCGTCCTGGCGTCGGCGATCTTCTGGTCGAGTTGGATTCGCTGAGCAGCCGAGGTTCCTTGCTTCGCCTTGGCAGCCTCCAGCGCTGCGATCTCACGCTCGTAGGCATGGGTTACCTCATCCCGCTCCTGCTGGATGATCGAGATGCGCTGCTGCGCGTAGCTTTCCGCGCTGATCACGCCTGCGCGTTGGGATGCCTCCAATTCCTTTTGCGCGTTACGGTAGGTCGCGGTGATCTCGGCCAAGCTGTTCTTCGCAGCGTTGGCCGCGCGTAGGTCCACCGAACCGGCGGTTCCCTTCTGGTCCTTGTACTTGGCGTTGATGTTGGCGAACTCGCGATCGATGGTCGCCTGCTGCAGGCGGTCATCGTTCGGGTTCACCTCGCGGATCGCCTGTAGATCCTTCTTGTACTGCTCCAACTCCTTGGCGCGCTTCTGCTGGTTGGTCAGCGCCGCCCTGGAACGAGCGTCGATCCGGTCAATAGCATTCTGGGCGGCCTGTTCAGCCCGAGCGCGCTCGCCGGCGGTTCTGGCATCGTCCTCCATCGCCTTCTTCCGCTCGCGGAGCATGTCGAGCTCTTCGCGCAGGCGGTTCCGACTCTCGTCGCGGTTGCCGACCAGGCCGAAACCACCTTGATCGAGCTGGGCAAGGCGCCGCTCCACGTCGGCGATCTGGGAGTCGATGTCCTGGCGACCAATGCTCTTGGCATCATCCCACGCGCGCTTCGCAGCACGTGCGACTCCATCCCAAGCACGCTCAATCCAACCCAGGTTCTCCAGAATCTTCGGGGTCCGCTGGTTGATTGCGTCAGCGTAGGCCTCAGTCGCCAGCTTCACCGCGCCGGCGTGATCCCCCTGCTCCTCCAGCGCCTTGATCTGCGAGTAGACGGATGCGGTGAGGTAGTTGTACTGCTCGTTCAGGGCTTTCGAGGCCTTCACAGGGTCCTCTCCCAGCCTCACAAACTCGGCGACGGTATCCCCTACCGCGCGGCCAGTTGCCTCTTCCATCGACAGCGCGGCCTGGGTGATGGCAACGAAGCTTTCGCTGGCCAGGTCTCCCTTGCCTGCCAAGGTGGCCAGCACTTCGGCAGCAGCTCCGGTCGTGCCAACCGTATTGCTGACTTGGCGCGCCATTTCGCCCAGTCCAGAGGCGCTGGTACCAGCGTAGTTGCCGGTCATGATCAGCGCCTTGTTGTATTCGCCCTGTTCCTTGCTGCCCAGGTACGCCGCCGCAGTCACACCACCGATCGCCGCTGCCAGCAGCCCAATCGGGGCCAGGACGCCGATAACACCGCGCGCGGCGCCGCCGGCGTTCACACCGATCTCGGCGATGTTGTGGGCGGCGACCCGCCAGTTACCGGTGGAGAGGGCGTTACCCAACTGCAACACGTTCTCGCGCGCTTCCTTGCTGGTCAGCCCGAGCTTGTTGATCGCGCCGCCGGTCCCTTCGATGTCCCGCCGCTTCGCCGCGATCTTCTCCAGGCCTGCGGCCAATCCGGCGTCATCCAGCCCGCCGGCGGCGCGCAGCCCACGCAACGCGGCTTCCTGCTTCTCAAGCCTGGCCAACGCGGCGGTCACCGGATCGATGCTGTTGACCGTGCGTTGCATCGCTTCGATCTGACGGTTCTGCGCCGCGACCAGGCGCTGCTTCTCGGCGGCCTCCTTGGTTTCCGCTTTCTGCAACCGGTCATAGGCCGCACCCAGGCGATCCTGATACTGCGCTTCGTCCTGCAGCGTGGTCAGGCCGGCCTTGCGCGCCCGCTCGAGCAAGCTCTCGGCGCGAATCAGATCGTCGATGTTGGCGACGTTGCCGGAGAGCGCCCGTTCCAACTGGCTGATGATGGATATCTCGCCAGCGGCACTGTCGTATACCTTCCGGCTGGCAGCAGCCTGGCGTTCACGCGCACCGGCCGCCTTGTCGACACTGCGGGCAGCGTCCTCCTCCGCGCGCGACACTCCCTTGGTGGCCTGCTCGAGGCCCTTGCTGGCGTCGGACAGGTTGTCGATTGCCTGTTCGGCCTGATCGGCGGAGTCGACCAGCTTGTCGAGGTCCTCGGCCGCCTTTACGGCCGGGCTCGAATCGACCTTGATGCCCAGTTCGGCGAAGTTGCTCATCCCGACTTCCTCTGCTCGTGGAAGGCCTTCAGCGCAGCGTCTTCCATCACCCGGATATCCGCGAATACCGCGGGTTGCTCACCAGCGGCTACGCCGCACATCTGCATCACCACCGGCAATGCGGTGTAGTCCAGGCCTGTTGCGCCACACATGCCAGCCCGCCACTGGGTGCTCATCGCCTCGAAGACGATGAATGCCGTCCAGTTGCAGGGCCAAAGCTCCATCTGCTCGTCGCTTTCGTCGAAGTCATCCGGCGACAATCCGAACTGCGCCAGCTCCTGGGGGCTGGCTACAGGCCGATAGAGCTCCTGTGCGGCGCGCTTCAGTTTCCCAAGCGCCCTCTGCTGTAGGCGCTCTGGTAGGCCTCGAGGATGGCCTCGGGCACGCTGACCAAGGAGGACACCAGCAGCCGGACGTTGGCCTCGGTGAACGCCTCGTCGAACCCCCACCCGGCCACAACGGCTTGTACCTGCTCGACCTGGAGGTCGATCTGACCCTTGGTGAACGCTTCCAGAGACTGCTCGCGAGTCTCCTCGACCAGGCGTTTGAACCGCTCCCCCCAACTGCTGTAGAGGTCGGCCAGCGCTTCACGATCTAGGTACTTGAAGGTGAATGGCACCTTGATGGACTCCCCGCCGAGGCGGGGAATCTCCACACTGGATTCGAAGGTGGGCGCCTGCGCGATGCTGAACTTCTTCGCCATGACAGTTCCTTAGGGGGCCGGGTTGTAGCGAACCGGGCGGCCATCGAGAGCGATGGTCAGGGTCCGGGTCATGATTTCGTTGACGTTCAGGGTCGGGGTATCGCTGACCGAGACGTAGCCGTTGTAGAAAACCTCCGATCCGTTGCGCAGCGTCAGGCGGATCACCTGCAGCGCCTTACTCTGGTCCGCCGCCTCAATCACCGCCCACTGCGGCAAGTTGGGGTCGTCGGCGATCGGCATCGAGAACGACTGAGCGTTGCGGAAGGTAGGCAACTGGCGCTGGTCATCGTCCTCGAGGTACTGGTACTGGACGAACTGCTGTTCGCCGCCGGAGGTGGTCGGGTTCATCACCTGCTGGATCTGCTGCCAGGTGAGGACCTTCTTCGCCGAGCCGATACCGCCGCCGGCCGGGTAGCGGATCACATCGGTGGTATCGATATTGCCCAGGGAGAAGGTGTCCTCGGTGGAAACTGCGACCTTGACGGCTCGGCCGTTCAGGCCAGTCCAGCCGGACACCAGCGACACGACGTCACCGACCAGCAGGCCGTGAGCATCTGCGGTAGCAACCGCTGGCTTGGCGTTGGAGACAGCGGTAACCGGAATAGCCGGGCCGTAGGTGGCAGCAATGGCCAGTAGCGCGCCGTTGGGGAGGCTTGCGGACATGGAGTTTTCCTCGTGTGGAAATGAAAAAACCCGCTCATGGCGGGTGCTGGTGTGCCCATGCGGGCGATCAGAAGATGTCGGCGCGATAGCCGATGGAGACTGGCTTGGTATCGGCGATGTCCCCCGATATCCAGGGGCCCGGCGCTGGGGGGCTCACCACCTGCACAGAGAAACCGGGGCGGGACAACTCGCTGTAGAGAGGGAACTGCTGACCCAACCCGGCGATGATGTCTGCGGCAACGCCGGTGCCCTGCCCGCCTGGGACCACGATGCTGATCTGGAACACACCTGTGAAGCCCCGGTGGTAGCCGCCCAAGTCGCTACTGGTAGTGCCAGCGGGCAGCGTGAAGCAGCGTAGATAGATGGCACCCGGCGTCGGTTCGAACGTCACATTCGGGTACGCGACCGGGATCCCCTTGGCCTTCGCCCAGACGTCCAGGCGAGCCTCGAACAGTTGCTGAATGATCTCGTGACTCATACCTGGTTCGCCCTGACGGCGGCCTCCACAATCTGCTGGAATTCGGCGATGGTCACCCGGACCATGCCAGCCGGTGCCTGGCTGGAGTGCCCGTACTCGAGCGGTACCGCATACGGCAGGTTGTTCACCAGGTAGGCGGTATCTCCGAGCTTCAGCGGCTGGACCCCAGCGGTCACTGCAGAAATTGTCTTGCTGCCAGTCGGGTCGACGTCATCAATCTCCCCCTGTGCGGCCGTGCCAATGCTGAACTGCCAGTTGGCCCGAAAGCGCCCGCCAACATACCCGCGTCCGGCCACCATCCCGTTGACGTCGAAGTTCTGGTCACGCTCCGCCTTGGTCAGCGGCTTCGCGTGCTTCACGCCTCGACGCAGCTTCCCGTTCCTGGTGAAGTTGCTCGGATTCAGGTTGATCAGGGTGTTGCGAATCGCAACGTTCTCGTCGTAGCGGTCCGCCGCAGCACTCGCTCGCTGGCGGTAGGCGACGTTCGCGGCCCACCGCTCCGGGTCACCGACTGGAGATTTCTCGATCACCTTGACCGACAGGTCCAACATGATCCGCTGGTAGATCGCATCGCCGGCAGCCAAGGCTTGGTCGCGGAACTGCGCCACCGCTGCAGCGAAGCTGCCCTGGCGCCCCGAGTAGCGTTGACGCATGCGAGAGCCACGGGCCATGCGCTACCTCCTCGCCTGCGCGACGAAGCCGATGTCCAGTCCGGCGTAGTTCCAGGCTTTCGCAGTCACCACCTTGAAGGCCTCGCCGTCGAACTCGATACGGTCGCCGTTCCTCGGCGCCGGCATGTCCTGCCCCCCGAGCTGCACTGGTGACATGATGATCTCGACATCACCCTGTTGGATCAGCGAGCCATCGATAACCCGCACATCGTAGTCCTGGCGCATGCCGGAACCATCGAAGCGGCGCTCTATGGTTGGACTTCCACCGGTCGCCGGGTCGTACTCGCCCTGCTCGAACTTGGTCAGGCGTAGCTCAAGCCCCCTACCGCCCTTACTCCGCGGTGCCAGCATACGAATGGCCATCGCCCGGGAACGGTCGTAGATATCAGCCATCAGCTCATCCTCGACACCCTGACGTTGAACATGCCGCCGCCGACTGTCAGCGCCTCCACAAGCCGATCCACTGCAACGTAGCGCGGCTGCCCCTGGTTCACCGGATCGGCGTAGACCGTGGTGAGGGGCCCCACCGTCTCGGATTTCACAGCGGAGGCCTGCTGTACCGTGTCCAGCGGCCCGTCGAGGGCCAGCAGGGCCAGTTCGCAAGTTGCGGTCTGCAGTTTCCGGTTCGGCCAGGCCAGGCCGGTGCGTGGAAACTCCAACGGCTGGTCCGGGTCGACCTTCGAGCCTCGGAATTGATAGCTGCGGTCGATGTAGTCGGTCGCCCTGATCAGTGCCGAGGAGCGGCTGTCATTGGAGGCCGACGCCCAGGCAGCATTGCCGCGCTGAGCGTGATACTCGGTAGCCTGGTCGACGGAGACGTAACTGTTGGCGCTGTCACCCTCAGTCACCACCGCCATTGGCTTTCTCCTCGGTCGCCTTCAGGAGCTCGCGCAGCGAATCGGACGTGGCGCCTTCCGGCACCTCGACACCCCGTTCAACGAGACGCGCCAGCACCTGCTCGTCGTTCAACTGCGAGGGCTCCTGGGCCGCCTTCGCCTCGGCGAGCAGTTTCGCCAACGCAGCCTTGCCTGCACGCCCATCGAACGCGACGCCGAGGGTCTTCAGGTCAGCCTTGATTTCGTCGAGGGTCGGCTCGCCGTCCTGGCCGCCCGAAGCCTTCGCAGCACCGCTGGTTTGCAGTTCGATCAGGTCGTAGGCCACCGAGTATGCCCGCGGCACCTCGCCAGCCACCGCATCGGCCTGTTCGAGGAAGTCACCCTGGCGATAGGCGAGCGGATCCCGAATCGTCAGCCCATTGCGCTGGGCGAACTCCATCTGGTCCGAGGTCGCCGGGCCAGCTACGAACCACAGAATCTTCTTGGTCATTGTCCACCTCATGAAAAGGGGGCCTGGCGGCCCCTCTGCGGCTACTTGCTCAGCACCAGAACGCCGGCGGTATCTTTGACGCTGGTGGCGGTGCGCTCCCAGTTCGCCGCGGTGCCGATCGCGGTATCGTTCGGCGAAGCGCCGCCCGTACCGGTCTTCCAGGTGTAACCGAGCACGCCCAGGTTGTAGCTCCATTCGGCCTGGTAGACCGAACCCAGGTTCTCCTTGCCGGTAGTACGGTTCAGAACGGCGTCGAAGTCGTTGTTGCCGGTCACCAGCACCGAGCTCTGCACCAGGCCCAGCGAACGGAACGAAGCTGGGTTGGCTTCGGGGTCGGCGCCAGCCGGCACGATCAGCGAGTCGGCGTCGGTCACCACGAACAGACGGCCGAACGGGTCGCGCATCACGTTCACGCCGTCGTAGGTGAACAGGTTCTCGGCGTTCGCAAGAGCGTTGTCGTAGAGATCGCTGACCACGCTGGAATGGAACACCCAGGCCGCGATGGCGTTGGCGCGGTCGCCGAACTTGAACGCCGCCTTGTTCAGGGTGCGGAAGGTTGCGGTCTCGGTGGCGCTGCCATGGGTCGCGTCGGAGTGACCGCTGATTGCAGCCACCGCGCCGCGGATGGCGGTGTTCAGCATGTCCGCGACCCGTGCTTTACCCAGTTGCTCACCGATGGTCAGGGCCGCCAACGCCGGGTTCTGCAACACCCAGTTGTACTGGGCCGCCTCATACTCGATCGGTGGCGTGCCGGCGGCGACCTTCACCGCGGCGTTGAGCAACTGCGTCAGACGAGTCGCAGCCACGTCGCCGTTGCCGTAGACGTTGCGGCGGCGCACCAGATTGGCGATCAGCTTGAAGCTGGCCTTGATGTCGAAGTCGCCCTGCGCCGGCGCGTTCTGCAGAACGATGGTGCCGGCGGATGCCTGGTTGAATTTGTCGATCGCCTGGGCGACGGTTTCGGTCAGAGCCGTGTAGGTCTGCTTGTTGAATACAGCGAGATCGAAAGCCATGTGGCCTCCTTACTTGATCGTTTCGAGGTAGGCGACCTTCTCGGCCTCGGTCTTGCAGTCGGCGAGCGACTTGGCCGTGCTGCCGGAGGGCTTGCCGCCCGGGGGCGTTCCGCCGCCGGAGTGGCCAGAGCCCTTCAGGATCTGGTCGCGGTAGGGGTACTGGTCGACGAGAATCTCCAGCGCTTCATCGAAGTCGGCGGCCTCGCCGGGACGGGCCTTGCTGTACAGCTTGTTGCCGTGGGCGTCGTAGGCCACGACATTGCCGTCCTCGATTTTCAGGTGCCTGCCGAACACGGACTGCACCATGTCGGCCGGAACAGCCAGGCGGTCTGCCACGAACTTCGAGCGAGAGAAGCTGCCGCCGATCTTCTCGGCGTAGAGCTGCTGCTCCAACTGCTCCGCGCGCGTGGTGGCCTCGGTCAGCTTGGTGTCGTAGGCCTTGCCGATTTCAGCCTTCACCTTCTCGATCTCGCCGGCATCCACCAGCTTCTTCGCATCGAGATTGGCGACGGTTTCCAGGGCTTTGCGCGCTGCGGCCGGGTCCTCGATGCCTTCGAAGTCTTTTGCGATCTTCTCGGCCTTCTCCGCCCGCTCGCGGTGCTGCTTGGCCTCTCCGTTCAAGCGGGTGATGGTGGCTCGGGTACCGACCGCATCGAAAGCGATCTCCTTACCGTCATCTTCCACGTAGACCGGCTTGCCATCCTGGACCTCGGCGTATTGCTTGCCATCGACTTCGACAGTCTTCAGTTTCATCTCGTCTTTCTCCGGCCATCCGGCCATTGCGATGGGCCATCCGGCCCGGAAGGCGCCCCGCTCCATCCGAAACGCAGGCATAAAAAAGCCCCGGACATTGCCGGGGCCTACACGAATTGGTGATCAGTCGGGCGCGTACAGCGACTTGAGTTGCGCCAGGCTCAGCGGGTTGCCCCGCTGGTCCAACAGGTCGCTCAAGGTGATGACGCCTCGGCGCCAGAGGTCAGCGCGGCCGGGCCCCAGCTTCTCGTCCTGGAAGGCCTTCGACTTACCCTTGAGCCATATCTCGAAGTTCAGACTGGCCGGCACCTGGCCGTCCATCGACGCCCGGGTGCTCTTCACCTCGTCGACGTCGATACCTAGCTCACGCATCGTCTTGAGCCAAGGCAGAGTGGTACTGCGACACCCCCAGTGCCGCGGGCAACCTTGCTTGTACGGCAACGAGTGCCCCACAGGCCTGAACTGCAGATCCCATGTCTTCTGGTCGTAGACCATGCAGATTTCCGTGGTGTGCGAGTCCAAGGTGCTGAGCTGGCGATACCCTTTCACCGGTCCATTCTCGCCAGAATTGGCCTTGTAGACCTCCATCCTGGCGCCATTGGCCACCGCTTGGGCGCTGTTGTGGACCAAGGTCCGAGCCGCGCGCTTGCTGACATCCATGAAGCCCTTCACCGGCGGTTGGTCGCCCCGAGCCCGGCGGCCGACGATCTGGGTGACCATCTGTTCCGTGGTCTCGCCATTCACGAAGCCATTGCGCACCACACCGGCGAACCGGAACGACACATCCGAAGCCTGCTTGAGCCACCATTGCTTGGTCGGAGCGCCCTCGATGAGCGTATTCGCAACCACAGCGCTGAGTCGGTTCTTGCCGACGCCGAGCATGATTGGCCGGCTCACCAGGCTGTTGACTGAGTTCGACGCGAAGCCTCCTTCGATGACCGCGAGTTGCCGCAGGTTGGCATCATGCGCCGCAGCGATCTCGGTGTACTGCGCCTTGATTGCCTTGGCCGCCTCGTCGAGGATCGCATTGACCTCCTTGACGTTCTTCAGCGGCAACCGGCGGCCCTGCAGCAGCTTCACCAACTCCTCGGCGAGTTCGGTGATCTTCTCCTCGACTTCCTTCGACATACCCGCCGTGGCCCTGATCAGGTCGATACCATGGTCGGTATACAGCTCCGCCAGCAGCACCTCCAAGCGAGTCATATCGCAGGCTCCTGGTTGCGGATCCGCTCCTGCTCCGACTCCCAGTCCAGGTCCTCGGCAAGCATGCCGCGGCGCTGGGCCTCGTTGAACAGGGTCTGGTCTGACAACGAGCCGCCGTCACGCATGCGCTGCAGCACACCCATGGTCTCGGCCGGAGCATAATCCGGGTCGAGATTCGGCTGGAGCTGCACGGTGCCGCCCTCGGCGCGGTTGTTCAGTGCGAGGGAGAAGTACGACAGCAACAGCACCAGGCTGTCCTGCAGGCCCTGGCACATCATCGCCAGTTTGCTGGTCTCCTTAGCCGATTCCTCGCCAGACTGCTTCGCCGTCATGACCTGGGTGGACTTCTCCACCAGCTTCGCACCGGCCTGCCTCATCTCCTCTTGCAGTGAGTCAAGCTGTTCCCGCGCGGTCTTGATGGCGGCGCCGGTGTGCTCGACGTACTTCATGTCGGCTTCCCGAGGCAACTTCACCGCGGAGCGCGCGCCGATGGCCAGTTCGTCGCCGGAGTCGACGCCAGTCATCACCAGGATCGGCACGCAGGCGACATCAACCAGACTGTCCAGGGAGGACTGGAGCCACCAGTGCTTCGCCACCAGGTGGGCGAGTTCGAGCAGCGGTGGCTTTGCTGTGAGTAACCCGGTACGCGCGGTGTAATACGGCACCAAGGGGATGAAGCCGAGCGTGTTCGGGGTGTCCGACACCATCTCCCACCCGTCCTTACCCTCCTCGAACACGCGATGCCGGTGGGGCTCGATCACGCGGATCTGCTCAACGGTTTCGTCGGTGAACTCGTCCACCTCCTCCACCCGGCATGTCCGGAAGCGGAACTGGGTCAGGCTGTCGACACCAGCAACCTTGCCGGTCTTCCACCCCAGCACCTGGCCAGGCTCGATCAGCACCCCGTAGGGCCTGAAGCCGGCTTGTTGCTCGGCCTGCCGTGTGTTCGGCAGATCCTCTGGCCGTTGCGGTATCTCGACCAAGGCGAACTTCAGGCCATACTCCAGCCCGCCGCGGAACCAGTCTTGGGCGAACACTTGCAGGTCACGCCCCTCCGTATCCACGTCGGTCAGCAGGTCGGCGATCTCCTGCGACACGTCATCGCCGATCACGACCGGCTTCGCAAACACTCGCCCCACCATGGCGCCGACCGTTTCCTCGAACGCGGGGTGCAGCGTCGCCAGCTTCAGCCGCGCTTCATAGTCCTCCCTCGTCTCGAGCTGCCGCTTGGGCAGGTACGCCTCCCCCGCCTCGCGCATGGCCGAGGTGCCGCCCTTGATGCAATCGATCAGCTTCCAGTGCTCGCGCATCTCCTCGACAGCAGCGCAGCACTGGCAAACGGAATCGCTCATGGTCAGAACCTCAGGGTGGTAACAACGGCCGCAGGTCGCTCGACCGGGAATTCCTTGTGAATGAAGTAGCCCGCAGCATCGTTGGGGTGATCGATGTCGGCGGACTTGTCCGGCTCACCGTTGGTGCCCCAAACCTGCTGCTCGAGGGCATCGGCGTAGGTCGGGCAGCGGTCGGGATTGACCCGATACCGCCGCTCGCCCTTGGCGTTGCAGAACATGGCGTTCATGGAGTTGATCCGGTCCTTGACCGGAGGGTTGGCGGCGGGCGCCGAGACGATGAAGCCGGCCTGCTTGAGCAGCGCGATATCGGTCTCGCTGGCCCGGACGGACTTGCGAGAGTCGCCGGAGGCGTCGGGGTAGATCCTGATCTGGCGGGTCGGTCGGTAGTCACCGTCGGCGTACAGCCAGAACCGCTCCTTGATCTGGCGGATCATGTCCGGGGTGTCGTACCCGTTGACGATCTCGTCGACCGCATGCGGCAGGCCCAGGCGCTTCACATGCACCACGGCGGCCATCTTTCCGACGTTGAAGTCCATGCCCACGAACAGCGTTTCGCCGGGCTGTACGGTCTCCTGCGAGGCGTTGAGGGTGCGGTCGTAGGCGGTGTAGATCGTGCCCGACGTCAGGTTGACGAACTGGCCGCGCAGGTACGCCGCGATTAGTTGCGGCGGGTACGACTCCATCAGCGAATCGATGTAGTCGTCCGGCAGATTCGCCTCGTTGTCGTAGGTGCTGGCCTGGACCAGTCCATACAGGTCCTGCAGGTGCGGCTTCTCGCGCAACTGCTTCACGAACTGCTGGAAGACGAACTTGAAGCCTTCCGGGGTGGTGGTGACGTCGACACGGTTGCGCAGGCCGTCCACCTTGTAGCGCATCCGCGCGATGATCTTGCGCCAGGCCTGCTGCGCCTTGACCAGCGACAGGACGTCGAGCTCGTCCACCAGGGACCGGCCGACCTTGAAACCGACGATGGTTTGCGGCTTCTCCATGGAGCGGCAGATGATCGTCGTGCGGTAGGCGCTACCACTGAAGAGGTGAACCTCGTGGTTCGCCTGGTTGATCCTGGTCCGCAGCCCCCAGTCGAAAGCCACCTCCTCCATCGTTGGGTAGAAGATGTCGCGGATCTGGGCGTAGGTCGGCGCGAAGTAGCCGGCGTTGATGCGCGGCCATTCCCAGGCGTGCTGGGCGAGCCCTGAGCAGCCCACCCAGGTCTTCCCACTGCCAAACCCCGCAATAAAACCGCAGAACTTGTGCGGCATGGCCAGGAACTTCGCCTGGGGCACGTTAAGCGTCGGCATCGCGCACCCTCGCGTCGATGATGGTCACCGCGACGCTGGTCGGCGGCGCATCGTCCTCGGGGTTCTCCAGCAGCTTCAGCTCGGCGCGTTTCTTCGCCACTTCCAGGCGCTTCAGCTCGATGTCCAGGGCGGCGGACTCGGTGCCGACGTGCCGGCTCAGCAGCTCCAGGTTGCGGAGCTTGTCCGGCCACTTGACCTTCCGGAGAACGCCGGCAATGCGCCGGTCATCACCACGGCCTTCGAACAGCTCGGCGACCTCGATGCCGGAAAGGAACTGGCGCCAGACCTTTGGCCATTCGCGGATCGGCTTGAAGCTGCCGTCGTCCTCATGGATGTCCAGGACGTCCATCTCGTCGATCTCGCGCAGGCGGCGGACGACGTAGTCGGCCGATACCTCGGTGCGCTTCGACCGCTCGGCCATAGCCTGGGCAATCGCCTCGGCCACTTCGGGGATGCGGAGCAGCTCGTAGCCCATCTCGGCCGCACGCTTCGGTGCGTAGCCGGCTCGGATGGCTGCCTGCGTCGCGTTGAGGTCGACCAGGTACTCCTCGACGAACAGGCGCCGCTTTTTGTTCAGCGCCATGTTGGACCTCAAATGAAAAGCCCCGCTCTAGGCGGGGCTAAAACTGGTGACCTGCTGCTATTCAGGCCCTCTTGCGATCGCATAGAGAATCGAAAGAGCCAACATTGCGTATCCATTATCAGTATTGAAACCCGAGACGAGGTATGGGTTGCTTGTCTCGTCTCCACCGAAGGTGCCGTTCTCATCCATGCGGAAATGCCAAACCTTGACCCACTCTGCTTGATCGAATGGGTTCCGCATCTGTTTCTCGATGATGAACTTTCCAACACTGCCTTTTGGGCCCACCGAAAGTTCAAGACGCCCACGACCAGCGCCATAAGGAGTGTCGATTGCAATCCAACCCTGCGGGGAAGGCTCAAATGAAACGCCCCAAGATTCTTTTGGGAAAGGGTCATCGAAAACCTTCTTGATCCCCTGAATCACCCCTTCAGCTCGCCTCTTGAGTTTGGCGGCATCATCAACAGCGTAACGTACCTGGTTGATTTGCTCTTCGCTGAAACGTCCAAATTCCATGGCAACCTCCTGTTTGCAGAGCAGGGAGTATGCCGTCGGAACGACCTCCGGACTAGCTGGTCGGGCTTAGTGCTTCAGCTTGCGCCGCTCAGCCCCGTCCCAATGTTCGCTCCAGTCGATGCGGATGATTCGCGCAACGTTGCCGCGCGCCTTGAAGACCAGAACGGCCAGCACGACCAGGATGATCAGCAGCCATGGGGACAGCGCTGGGTGGTAGTTCCCGCGCAGGGTGTCGAGGAAGAACGTGAGGGAGTAGCAGCCCGAGCCAACGGACAATAGGTATGCCAGTAGCGAAACGCCAGCACGGTAGCGCGCGCCCTGCCGGCGGTAGCTGGCGATGCGAACGCAGATCGCGCTGCAGATCACTGCGGCGATCAGGGACCACGGATCAACCATTCCGGCCATCTCGATCATCTCGACCTCCAAAGCGGCCCGCGATGAAGCGGAACCAACCCGGCGTCTTCCCCCCCTGCACCCACTCCAGCAAGCTGATGCCCAAATAGACGCACAACAGGGCGCCGACCCCAGCCACCAGGCCGGAGGTCTCAACCCATTGCTTACCGACGAACTCGCCGGCGATGTAGTAGCCGAAGATCCAGGACACCAGGAAGTACCCGACGCGGGAGAAGACCGAGAGGTCTTTCGCCTGGACTACGAAGAACATGGCGCCAGCAAAGGCGCCGATGATGGCGTTGATGTCGACGCCCAGCAGGTAGCCGCCGCCGAATCCGACGGCGCCAGCAACTGCGATGGCTCCGGCTTCGGACATGGGGCGATCTCCAGGGTGTTCAGGCAGATGGGCGGCGTGCATTGCGCGACCCTGGTGTAGAAATCAAAAAGCCCGGCTCAAGCCGGGCTTTTTGCTCTTCGTGTCGATCAGATTTTGCCAGCCTCAGCCCAGCGCATTAGCGTCTTTATGGCGATGGCTCCATTCTGAGAGAAACCACGAACAACTGAGGCCTCCGTGACAGGAAAATCAATATCGAAGAGATCATCCTGTGATACTTCCACGAAGGTATTGAGGAGTATCTCAGCGTACTGCGCCTGCTCGGTGTCAGTATGGCGCTTAGGCAGTTGGCGATCGATGTAAGCGCCCACGGTGATGGGACACACCGTTCGCATGGTTTCGTACATATCGATCAAGTTGGGGGCGGTGTCACTTAGGTTGGTTTTCATCCTGAAATCCTTCTACTGCAGGAGCCCAAGAATTAACGATTCCAAAATGATATCGCAACAAAAAACCCGGCGCGATGGCCGAGTTTCGGTGTGTTTATTCGTGCGGGTGCAACTGTGCATATTGGTGGAACAGTACCCAAATGCTCTTCAAAGCGCAATAGGGCCTTGACATAGGTACAGATTTAGGTACAATGATCGCCGTCAGTTTGTAACTGACAGCTTCGCTGCCGGCTGTGCCGGCAAATTACCAGGGCCTAAGGAAGCCCCCCTAACTTGGCGGTGCCAAGAAGGAAAAAAGCTATGCAAATACTCAACTTTAGCCAGGCTCGCGCCGGTCTAAAGCAGACGATGGACGATGTCTGTCGGGACCATGAGCCCGCAGTCATCACACGGCAACGCGGCGAGCCAGTCGTTATGATCTCTCTCGAGGACTATAACGGCATGAAGGAAACACTCTACTTGTTGGAGTCTCCGGTTAACGCTCAGCGCCTACGCGAGTCCATTGATCAGCTTCGGTCCGGCCAAGTCGTCGAACGGGAGATACCGATCAATGTCCAGCAAGAAGAAAGAAAGTAACAAAGAGCAAGCCCGCACCACCGCAAAGGTCACCTTCACAACCAACGGTTGGGAAGACTACCAGCACTGGAAGTCCACCGATGCCAAGATCTCCCAGGCTATCGACGACTTCGTCGAAGAGTGCACCCGCACTCCCTTCACTGGCACCGGAAAGCCCGAAGTCCTCAAGGGCAGCCTCTCTGGCTTCTGGTCGCGTCGCATCACCCGCGAGCATCGTTTCGTCTACCTGCACGAAAACAACCAGCTGTTCGTGATCTCCTGCCGCTACCACTATGAGAAGTAAACCCTTCGCATGAAGCTCGCGCCGAAGACGCCGCCTCGCCCACCTGCGAGGCGGCACCTTCATGCGACGTCCCGAAGGCGCTCCCGCTGGGCCCAGTACGCCGCCACGCGGTCGTGGTATCGCTGGTGCACGTCCGGCTGCTCGTAGACGTCGTCCTTCCACTCAGCGCGATAGGCGTCACTGTAGCGCCTCATCCGGCCCGCCCAGGCTGCCAATTGCTGGTTGGACATGCTACGCAGGCGTTCGGCAAGGCGCTCCTGCATCTGCTCGCGGTGGCGAGAGTAAAGCTCGGCGCGCTGCTCGGCGACAATGTCGCGATCTTCCTGCAACCAGCGCCAGCCTGGCCCTTTCCGCAGCCCACTCTGCTTCGCCACAACTTCGGCAACCGGCCTGAGCGCCTGCGCGTCCAGCTTGTCGACGTGGCGCGCCAGGCGCTCCCAGGTGGCGGCGTAGTCCCGCGCCCAGTTGCAGGGGTCGACGCGACAGCCCAGGCGCTCCTCGACGAACAGGCAGACCTCGCCGGGGCCCAGCGTATCCCGGCCATTCACCGCCCGCTTGTGAGAGTTGATCGCCGCCAGCGCCATCCAATACGCCCGCTCGCCCTGACGCTGTGTGAGTTGGCCAAGGCCGGCGCCGATCCAGACCAGGCCGTGGGCGATCGCCACATCGTCACCAGTGGCCAGCGGCGAGTACAGCGTGTGGCCGAAGTGCTGCAGCGGCTTCGGCAGCGAGCGGATGGCAGCCTGCACCAGGCCGGCGGCCAGCATGTGGGCGGAGCGCCCGTTGGTGTCCTTGCGGTCCGGGTGCGTCTCGTTGGCCACCCGCCCCCGCTTGCCGAGTTTCGCCTTCTCCGCGGCCACGGCGAGAACCGAATCGCGGTTCTCGTAAAGTGCGTCGTGCCATGCCTGGCGGGCGCTGGTCAGTTTCATTTCGGCTCTCCCCTGTGGTTTTCTGTGGTCACTGCTCGCCCTCGAGGAGAGGGACGATCTTCACTCGCACGCCTGGCGTTTCGCTCCAGAGCTTCTGGAATATGCCGCGGGTGGCCTGAACATCGTCACGCCAGACAACGCCGTTGCAGGCATCGCAGATGGCCTTGAGGCAGTTGTCCGCATCCGGTTTGCGCATGGCGGCGATCTCACCGGCCAGAGCCTGTGCACGCTTGCGTTTCGACCATGAGGCTGGCACTTGGTGGTACATCCAGATCTCGATGAGGCAAGGCCGGGTTATCAGCGGGCGCCCCGCCATTGCCTGCTGTGCGGCCATGGCCACCAGGCCTTCGTACGCCACGGTCTTCGCGGGAGTGAACATTCTGGCGTGGGCGCCGACGCGGCCGATACGCGGCCTCCCCTTCCCCTGAGGCTCGCCGGGTACGGTGAACATCACCGGGCGGAGGTCATGCATCACGGCGCACCTCCGGCGCTTTCCGGCGCATCTTGGCCAGCAGCAGTTCCCGCGCCTGTGCGCCACTGAGCCCATCCAGGCCCTGGGCTTGCATCCGGTGGAGCAGTTGCTGCTCGGCAAGCTCATCGGCGCGCTGCAGCTCTGACTTCTGGCTGTCGAGGCCAATCGCCTTGGCGACCTTTCCGTCCAGCGGCTCACCAGCCTCGAGGCGTCGGACCACTACGGCATAGTTATGCTCGAACTCAGCGCGAAGTCGCTTGTCGCCGTACTGGGCCCGACGAAGCTCGAACAGGCCTGTGAGTTCGGCAGCCACCTTCACGACCTTGTGGCTGTAGCGCTGCTCCAAGGCTTCGTACCAGGCGCCCTCGGCGCTCGGCAAACCGTCGATCTTGCGGCACAGCCGCAGGAACTCCTTGAGGCTCGGAGGAAAGTCCTGATCCAGCACCATCCGCTGGAGGCCTCGGTCGACCTGCATGTCGCTCAGGTGCTTGATACCGGTCAGCCAGACTCGCTTGGCGAGCGTCTCCGCACGACGTTCCCCGTAGTGCTTCTCGTACCAAGCCGGATAGCTGGTTTTGAGGGTAGCGAACACGCGTTTCACCGCCCTGCGCGCCTGGGCGTCAAGTTCGACCAGATTCTCGATCTGCGGCTCACCAGTCGTCGTCGTGGAGGATGTCAACAGCGTTGCGCGAACGTCGTGCAGCGGGTCGCTGACGTGCTTGGGTGTTTCGTCCGTCGGTTTGCTCATGGCGGTGCTCCGCATGCGGTGCTGTTGCCATCCGGTGGCGCTCCAGCAAGAGTTCATCGAGAAAATTTCGGTAGTACAGGGGGGAGTCAGGCGGGGCGCCGAGCTTGGCTTCGGCGATCTCTATTGCCGCGAGCATCTGCTCCGCGGTGACACCGCGCTCGACCCAAGAGGCGAACAGCGGCATGGTCCTGGCGGTCTGCACCGCGTGGATCTGGAATCCGCGCTCGCGGATGAAGAACTGGCACCACTGTCCCGCAGTGGCCGGATCGGCTGGGCATTCGCGCACGCACGCGTTAGGTGCGGTACGGTTATTACCGGATACCGGAGGTGTGCCCACTTTTTCACTTTCACCCCCTCCCACATATCTGCCCTCTTTTTCCGGGAAAGCCGCGTAGTTACTGGGCTCCGACCCTTCCACATAACTGCCCGCTTCATCTGCCCACTTAGTGCCCACTTTTTTTCGGACGGATTGATCCCGTGAAGCCTTCGGCAACTCAAAAATCAGGCGCCTTTCGGCCAAGTTGGGGCCCACCAGGCCCACCTTCTGCAGCCAGACCAGCGCCCGCCGCAGTTCCTTTTCGGAGGGCTCCCCGCCCTTGATGCCCTGGTGCGGCTCGACGTAGAGCTCCTCGGCAATCGACTTCCAAGAGATCCCGCGCCGCTCTCCGACAACGCCTGTTGCGAAGTCCATGAACGGGCGCACGGCGAACACGTAGATCTCGCGGGCAAGCATGGGTAGGCCGCGGAGCGCCTCCCGCTCCTCGTCGTTGATCTGGAAGGACGGCACGGCTACCCCTGAACAAGGCGCGGCCAGCGCATCTGGTCGATCATCCGCAGCGCCTCATCTGTCGCCGCCCTGGATTCGGAGAGCTCCCGGTGGGCCTCCTGCAGTTCCTGGTCATCGGCGCCGTCGACGAGATTGGCAACAGCCTGCTGCGCCTCACCGTTCTCCTTGATGAGTGTCCGGAGCATGCAGAGCACCTCCGGCCGCTGGCCGGCATCCCCGCCGATCAAGCGCACCGACACGCCCAGCGGCGTCAGGATGTCGCCCAAGGCCTGGACCTTCAGGTCAGTCGGCAGCGCCGCGAGGATGCTGGGAACGAAGTTCGCCGGCACCAGGTTGGTGTCCTTGGTTCCGTCGTCGAGCCAGCGGAACACTCGGTCGGCGTTGACCTTCATCCGCTCGGTTGTATCGCGTGTTGGCGGGTCGAAGACAATGCCGGTGACCAGCGCTCCCTGGATGCGCTCGTGCACCTCCACGATGTGCTGGACGACGGTCTCTCGGCTCCACCCCTCTCGGCGGCGCCATTGGTTCACCACGCCGAGCAGCGTGGAAATCAGGGTGTGCGATTCGCTTCGCATGACGTGGCGGCTCCTGGCCAGTAAGGTGTGCTCAGGCAGCCGCACCCCATGGGAACGACGGGCACAGTTCGCTTCGGAGGACCCGACCAGCGGTGAGCGCCTCGATCTCAACTGCACGTTTCGCGGGGATTGGTCGAACGCCTGAACACCATTGACTTACGGTGGGCGCTCTCACATTGAGCTTTCGCGCCAACTCGGCCCGACTGCCCAACAGCTCGGCGGCCTGGCGCACTGCTTCTGCTGGAGTCATGTCTCTTCTCCGGGGAATGTTGGAGAGAGAGTAAGGCATTAGCTAATCACAGGCAAGCCATTGCCTAACCACACTACAACTGACGTTAAATTAGGCAATGCTTACCGGACCCCAACTCGGCGCCGCTATTGAGGCCGCCAGACTCGCCAAAAACATGTCGAAAAAGGCTCTCGCAGAGCAGTTCGGCGTGAAGCCCCCTTCTGTCCAGGGATGGATCAACACCGGCAGGATCGATAAAGCGAAACTGATCGAATTGATATCGTTCTTCTCAGGCGTCGTTGGCGCAGAACACTGGGGATTAAGCGAAAAGGAGGCGGAGCTTATTGCGCCAGGTAGTTCGCCTCAGCGCCCTGGCTCATCGGCCGCGGAAAAGGTGATGGAGATGCTCCAGCGCCACGGTAAAGGGCTGAGCGGCGAAGCTAAGGAGAAAATCGCGCAGGCAGTAGCCGAGTCTCTCGATGGCGATCAATCGACGACATCGAACGTGATTCACGCTGACTTCAACCGCACCACTCTGGTGAAAGGAAATACGATTTCGATCGCCCAGTACGACGTGCGCGCTGCCATGGGTGGCGGCCAGGTACCGGCCGAGTACCGCGAGTTCGTCAGGAATCTGGTGGTCGACAAGGTCCAACTGGATGACCTTGGTCTGAAGTACACCGATCCGGCCAACCTCAAGATCATCACCGGGTGGGGCCAGAGCATGCTGGGCACCATCGAGGACAAGTCCCCGATCCTCGTCGACGTGGGCATCACCGACTTCGTCGAGGAAGGCGTCTACGTCTTCACCTGGCTGCAGCACCTGTTCGTGAAGCGGGTGCAGATCCACGATGCCGAGCACTACCTGCTGGTGTCGGACAACAAGTCCTTCGAGCCGCAGAAGGCACGCATGGAAGACGTCCATTTCCAAGCCAAGGTGCTGGGCGCCTGGAATTTCAGAAAGCTTTGACAGGCAAGGTAATCTGGCGGAGTGGGGATTTGTAAAGCGACGAGCATGGCCAAGACCAGCATACATGCCAGGTGCTGCTGGTGTGGAATGCGAAAAGGTTGTGATGGACACCTGACGTTCAAGGAGAGAAGCAATGGTCGACTGGCACGCTGAATTTGGGAAAAGTCGGATTTTCCACGAGAAGCGCATAGACCGAAGGTCTGTCGATGCGCTCTCAGGACTGGCCGCTGGGATCACTGCTGATGGGCATATCAATCAGCATGAGGCCGAGTTCCTACAGGATTGGATCGCTACGAACTTGATCCATCTTGACGATCCAGTGACCAACCTCCTCTACCGGAGGCTCTCAGACATGCTGTCCGATGGCGTGTTAGACGCTGATGAGTCTGCCGAACTGCTTGAGATTCTTAGAGGGTTTGGTGGCCTCTCTGCTTCCAAGCCGAAACCAAGCGACAATGCCTTTACTCCATCGAATGCTCTTCCGCTCAACAATCCAGCTCCCAAGCTTGAGTGGTCGGGCCATCTCTACGTTTTCACTGGCGTCATGGTCTACGGCCCCAGAAAGCATTGCGAAGAGATCGTCGTCAACCGCGGCGGGGGAATAGCCTCAGGCATCAGCAAAAAGGTGCACTACCTGGTCGTCGGCGAGATAGGCAACGAGCAGTGGCTACACAGTACGTATGGAACCAAGATCAAGCGAGCTGTCGAGCTGCGCGAGGAAGGCCATCCCATCGCAATCATCAGCGAGAAGCACTGGCAAGCCTCGATGTTCAACCTGATCTAGATGAAGCGTAGCGTCATCGTATATGGGTTACAGGCTCACAAGCACCGCATCATAGGCAAGGTCATATGGCATTGGAGGCGGCATTGGATAGGAGATCGCTTTGGTTGTGTTTATCGCTTGCCTAGCAGCTTCCCTTTTGGACCCATTGGTGTTCGTCCTTTGCGCGGCTATCGGGTTCTTCATCAAGAGCAGAATCTCGGTACTGATCTCTGCTTGTGTATATGTCGCTATCACGCTTGCCTTTTCAGGCAGTATCCCAGCCAGCGAGAACCCTACTACTCTCCTTCTGGCCAAAGCAGCAGCAGGCGCCATTTTCTGCCTGCTTGGCATGGCCATCAGGAGATTCACTCTAAGACGCCGCAGATAGAATCTTTCCAAAGGAGCCAGGTCATCTGGCGGTGTATTGATCTCTAACCCATGCCGCAGGAGTACCGGAAAATCATGGGGTAGTGACCGCCCGCCTGGAGGCCGTGCCCCCACTCAAACGCGGCCTTATCGTTTACTCCCCCGGCAGTCGTGACAGCATGATCTAGGCCTCAACCAGGGCTGCTGCTCAATGATCCGTATGTCTACCTCAAAGAGGTGCTGACGCGGCTGCCGACGTTACGGCCGAAAGACATCAGCCAGTTGCTGCCGCATCAGTGGGTACTGATCTAGCTTATGTGATCTATTGTCCCCTGTGAAACACATATAAATCACACTTGGTAGGTGAGGGAAATGGATATTCGTCTGGAGATTTTAGCGCTTGAACAGCTGTTGCTAGATCCGGAAGCGAGAAAGAATGATCGACTGCTTAAACAGCTGCTTGCCGAAGACTTCGTTGAATTTGGAGCTGTCGGCAAAAGCTGGACGAAAGCGGAGGTGATCGTGGGACTAAAATCCCAGACTTGGATCAAAAGGACAATCGAGGATTTCAAACTGCGTGTGCTTGCAGATGGTGTCGCGTTAGCAACGTACCGATGCCGTCATCAAAATGCTAATGGCGATGAGTCGTTATCAATGCGTAGCTCTGTTTGGAAAACCTACGAAGATGGTTGGCACATGGTATTTCACCAAGGCACGAGGGTCTCCGAGTAGATGTCGGTACCTCACACATATGAATCGATTCTTTTGCTGATACGGCTCAACCTAAGTAAAGGTGTATTGGCCGTACGCTTACTGCCAGTATAGATATCAAGGATTAGCGAATGAATGCTCGTATCGAAATCACGGTCAACCCAGGAGAAAATGAACGCTCGGCTATCCTTAAACCCTTACGGGCTCATAATTTTTCTAAAGCGGGTGATCCAAAATCGGAGTCAATCGCTCTGCTAGTCCGCGATGAGCAAACCAACGACTGTAGTGGTCTACTGATCCCGGACACCGATTTAGGCGAGAATCCTCGCCGTGAGAGAGGTGTCTGATGAGCAAGCAACGACGTACGTTTTCCGCCGAGTTCAAACGAGAGGCCGCGGCCCTGGTGTTGGACCAAGGCTACAGCCATATCGACGCCTGCCGTTCGCTGGGGGTGGTGGATTCGGCCTTGCGCCGTTGGGTGAAGCAGCTCGAGGCGGAGCGCCAGGGTGTGACCCCGAAGAGCAAGGCGTTGACGCCTGAGCAGCAAAAGATCCAGGAGCTGGAAGCCCGGATCAACCGGTTGGAGCGGGAGAAAGCGATATTAAAAAAGGCTACCGCTCTCTTGATGTCGGACGAACTCGATCGTACGCGCTGATAGACCAGTTGAGTGAGCAGGAGTCTGTGGAAGTGGTCTGTTCAGCTTTCGATGTGGCGCGGTCTTGCTACTACGTCCACCGTCTTCGACGGCGGCGTGTCGATGCTCGCCGCGTGGCGCTACGCAGCCAAGTCAACCAGTTGTTCAGCCAGAGTCGGGGCTCGGCCGGCAGCCGCAGCATTCTGGGCATGCTGCGCGAAGAGGGCGTGACCATCGGCCGTTTCCGAGTGCGTCGGTTGATGCGTGAGCTGGGCCTGGTCAGCAAGCAACCGGGCTCGCACGCCTACAAACAGGCCACGGTTGAGCGGCCGGATATCCCGAATCGGCTGAACCGCAAATTCGCGACCGAGCATCCCAATCAGGTGTGGTGTGGCGACATCACCTACGTCTGGGCGCAAGGCCGTTGGCACTACCTGGCCGCGGTGCTGGATCTGCATACCCGGCGGGTGATCGGCTGGGCGTTCTCGGCCAAGCCGGATGCCGAACTGGTGATCAAGGCCCTGGACATGGCCTACGAACAGCGCGGCAGGCCACAGCAGGTGCTGTTCCATTCAGACCAGGGCAGCCAGTACGCCAGCCGCCTGTTTCGGCAACGGCTCTGGCGCTATCGGATGCAGCAGAGCATGAGCCGTCGGGGAATTGCTGGGATAACTCGCCGATGGAGCGCCTGTTCCGCAGTCTGAAGTCGGAGTGGGTCCCGTCAACGGGTTACCTGACGGCGCAGGAGGCCCAACGGGACATCAGTCATTACTTGATGCACCGCTACAACTGGATCAGGCCGCATCAATTCAACGACGGGTTACCACCTGCGGTGGCCGAAGAAAAACTCAACCCACTGTCCGGGATGGGTTGACCACTACAAACCACGCCCTCTACGACGCCGAAACCCGTCAAGCAGTCCACGTCACTCTCGACATTGAGCGCGGCGCTGGACAGGTCCACGTCATCGTTCGAATGGGCTCCACGCTGAACAGCCTGGGCCTCCCGCTCGACTCCCAGTCCAACGCCAACACCGTGGCCGACTACATCGAGTCCATCGCGAATGGCCGCCTGGACACCGCGGACGAGACCCCGGCTCGCCGCCGTTTCGACCAGGCTGCGTAGGGGGCCGCGATGAAAGACTTGTCCCTGCACCAGGCCGCGCAGCGCCTCGGCCTGAGCCGTCCCGAGCTGATCAAGCGCATGAAGGCGGCCGGCCTGCTCGACAGCAGCAACCTTCCAGCCGCACCGGTCCGCGACCGCCTCTACCTGCGCGCAAAGGAAACGTCCTGGCACCACCCCGAACTCGGCATGCAGTACAGCCACTCGACGAAAGTGCGCCCGGCCGGAGTGGCATGGCTGGCCGACAAGCTCGGCATCCCCCGCGTCTGCGCCCCAGCGGCCCCGGACCGCCGCGAAGTTGGCTGACGAGCCCCGGCCCCGCGAATACGCCCGCCAGATCGTCGCCCTTCGAACCATCGAGGAACGCAGGGCGGCCCTGGAGCGGGTGCCGGAACACCTACGGGAACTTGTACGAACCCACGTAGAGATCGCCTGGAACCACCCGAAGGGGACCAAATGAACAACGCACGCCGACGCCAACTGCAACAGATCACCGCTCAACTCGAAGAGATCCGCGAGCAGATCGAAACCTTGGTTAGCGAGGAGGAGGAGGCCCTGAACGCTATGCCCGAGAGCCTGCAAGCCAGCAACCGCGGAGCGCGCATGGAAGAGATCGTCGACCAACTCAACGAAGCAGCCAGCGGCATCGAGGACGCGGTAGCCGTGCTCAACGAGGCCGCCGCATGAGCACTCCGCACGACAACCAACCCGAGCTTCGCCTGACTCCGGCCCCACGCCCGGAGACGGTGGAACTCCTCTACCGCACGTTCGGCGATGTACTGATCCCGCTGGAGCAACTGCGCACCAGGTACTTCAGGAACCTCAACGAAGACAGCTTCAGCCTGGCCATCAAGGCCAAGCGGATAGCTCTCCCGTTGACCACCCTGGACCCCAGCCGCAAGGCGCCTTTGTTCGTTGACGTACGCCACCTTGCGGCCCTGATCGACTCCCGAGCCTGGCAGGCCGACGAGGCATATGCCCGACCCGGCAGTAACGAGTAACCACACCGGCCGCCACCACCGGCCATCCACCACCAATGGAGAAACCACCATGCATACCCAACACATCATTCTCGCGGCCACCACGCTAGCCGCGCTGCTGATCCTGATCGCCACCGCTTACCTTGCTGGCCGCAAAGACCGGAAGAACTCGCAACAGCAGGCGGTCGACGAGGCGCTCTATCTCTGCCGCGTCTCGCACGGCCAGGAACTGACTGCGCTGCATACCGACCTGATCAAGCTGCGCACCAATGCCCAGCGCCTGCAACAGGTCATAGATGAGCAGGAGGAAGAGATCAGCGACCAGAAGGAGCTTCGTCAAAGCATCGAAGCCGAGGCCACCGAGAAACTTGCGGATTGGCAGCAGCGCCACGAAGAGCAACAAGCGGAACTGAAGCGCCTGGAGACGGAGCTGGAGACAAGCATCGCGACCAATCATCGGCAGGCTGAGACCGCGAAGCTCCTCCGCGAGCAGAACTTGGCCGCCGAAGAACTGGACGCCATCCGCACCGCCAGTCGCCTCCTCAGCGGCCACGCTCGACAGTTCCAAAAGACCGGCACCACCAAGCGCAACGCAGACGCCGAAGCCCAACAGCAGCTCGCCGCGATCCTCCAGCGGCTCGCCATCACGGAGCTGGCCAGCCAGAGCGCAGAAGCTGAAGCGCAGGAGGCGGCATGAACTACTCCAGCCTCTCCACCTACGACCTGCTGAAGCACCGCAGCCACCACGTCGACAGCCTGACCCGCCTGCGCCGCGCCCAGCCGCAGTGGGACGAGGACGCTGCTCGACGCGGGGAAATCACGATGGCCGATATCAGCGACCAGATCCGCGAGATCGATTACCACCTTCGTCCGAGCGGCTGGGAGTCAGTCGACCTCGACTACTCCGGCGACACCGCCCCGATGTGCATGTGAGGCAGCGCGATGACTACTATCCCGGCTAGCCGCGTAGCGGCACAAGACCAGGGCGCCGCCCTGGCACACGCCACCCACAGCACCCAAGCCCCGGCCGCGCAAAAGCGCGGCGGCGGCCTGGCACGTCGCATCCAACTGATCGCCATCGCCCAAGGCCGCCAACCGATGCCCGAGGGTGGCGCTATAGAAAGCCACTGCTGCGCAGCAGCAGGCATATTCCAACCCAACCTTCAGCACACGCCGAAGGCACGCATACCCCACGAAAGGCTGCGCCGGGGCGCGAAGCACATAGCCACGCTTCGCTTAATGACTCGCTCGCCCGCGCAGCTTGTCGAGGGGGGAAAGCGCCCACCGAAGCCCACCGATAACGCACTGATCCGCACGCTGTGCGCGCAGATCCGCGAGCAGAACCAAGAGATTGCCGCGCTGCGCATCGCGAACACCGACCTCCTCCAGCGCCTGGAGAAAGCCGAAGGGGGACGGGCATGACCGCTTTCCGTCGCCACGATCTCGCCCAGGCCATCTACCAGGCCCAGCTCCCTCTCGATCTTCGCGAATATCTGAACATCGATCTCTTCGCCGGCGGCGGCGGGGCCTCTGAGGCCATGGAGGAAGCCACTGGCGAGTTCGTCGATATCGCCGTGAACCATGACGACGATGCCGTGAGCATGCACATCGTCAACCATCCGCAGACCACGCACTACCGAGAAGATATCCGCCTGGTAGAGCCTCGGGTGGCAACTCGCGGGCGGCCCGTAGGCAGACTGCACGCCAGCCCCGAATGCACCCACCATAGCCAAGCCAGAGGTGGGCAGCCCCGCAGCAAGGAAAGTCGGTCGCTGTCATGGATGATGATCAAGTGGGCAGGCCAAACACGTCCCCTGATGCTCACCATGGAGAACGTGATGCAGATCCTCCAGTGGGGTCCGCTGATCGCCAAACGCTGCCCGCAGACCAAGCGGGTGGTCACTCTCGACATGGTGCCGCACCCAACCACCGGCAAGCCCATGCACCGCGTAGCCGAACCAGGCGAGCGCGTACCCGTACAGCGCCAGTACCTGATACCGGACCCCAAGCGCAAAGGACGCACCTGGGCGCGCTTCCTTCGCCTGCTCCGAGACATGGGCTACCAGTACCACTACGACAAGCTCGTTGCCGCGGACTTCGGCGCCGCCACCACCAGGGAACGCCTGTTCTTCATCGCGCGCCGCGATGGCATCCCATTGAACTGGCCAGAGCCAACCCACGCCAAGACCCCAGGCCCTGACCAGCTCCCATGGGTTCCCGTGGCTACGCACATTGACTGGAGCATTCCGTGCCCGTCGATCTTCCTCGACGCGACTGAAGGCAAGAAATTCAAGGTACGCCGCCCCCTCGTCAGGAAGACGCTCGACAGGCTCCGCAAGGGCGTAAAGAAATACGTCACCGATCACGCCGATCCATTCATCGTCAGCGTGAATCACGGTGGCGCCGGGTTCCGGGGTCAGTCCGTGCGCGAGCCCGCAGCCACCATCACCGGAGGCCACGGATTCGCTGTAGCTCAGCCCACGCTTGCCCCATTCATCACTGAGCATGCCAACGCAAGCAACCAACGCAACATGCCAGCCAACGAGCCCGCGCGAACTATCTGTAGCGAGGTGAAAGGGGGCCATTTCGCCGTTGTCGCCCCCGTACTTGTGAGCGCTGGCGGCCCTTCCTACGGCGGTAAACCGACCAGTTGCGGACAACCGGCCGGCACGGTCCTTACTGAAAACCACCGTGCCGTGGGCGTCGCCTACCTGGCGCAACACAATGGCGGGTACAACGCGACACTCGGCCGCCATCCTGCGGAGCCAGCCACCGCCCTGACCACCAGCGGGAGCCAACAGAACGTCGTGACCGCCAGCTTAGTAACACTGCGCAACGGCTGCACCGGCCGCGATCTCCGAGAAGGAGCCCCAGCGATAACCGCCGGCGCCGATGACCTGGCGCTCATGGAATGCACGCTATCGCCGGAGAACGAAGCCGGTGCGCTGCGGGTGGCGGCCTTCCTCATGGGGTACTACGGGTCCGACAACACCTACGATCCGCGAGATCCGGCCGCCACCATCACCACCCGCGACCGCCTCGCACTGGTGACCGTGACGATCAAGGGAAATCCCTACGTGATCGTAGATATCGGCATGCGGATGCTCACGCCGCTGGAGCTGTTCCTGATCCAAGGGTTCCCCAAGACCTACAAGATCGACGTAGGGCACGACGGCCGCCGTTTCAGCAACAAGGCCAAAGTGAAGATGTGCGGCAACTCGGTGTCGCCCAAGCCCTATTACGCCCTCCTCAAAGCCAACCCCCTCTTCCCCGAAGAAACCATGAGGGAGGCAGCATGAGCCAGAACACCCAACAAGACAGCCGCCCCATCGTCGAGGTGGTCGACCTTCCAGAGTTCAGCGTGGAGCACTCCACCGAGTTTCTGACCGGTTCCGCACCGTGCGCCGGCGTATCCCGCCCACTGACCTCCGTCTGGTTCGACCAGCGCGCCCACGCACTGTCCAACATCAACAAGACTGAGGGGGAGCAACAATGCGTAGAGCACTGACCGCACTCGGCATCATCGCCGCCCTCGGCCTTGCCGCGGTGCTCGCTGCAGAGGTGTTCCCAGCCCTCCGCACGCTGGCCGCCTGGCAAGCGGGGTGCTACTGATGAATACCCTGTTCCTTCTCATGGCCCAGTACAACGGCCTCGCCATCATCCCGCTGAATAGAGTATGCGCCGACTACTTCAGTCACCTGACTGTCGAGCAGTTCCAGCGGAAGGTCCTGGCCGGACAGATCCAGATCCCTATCACACGGATCGAGTCCAGCCAGAAGGCTGCCAGAGGCATTCACTTGGCGGACCTGGCGGCGTATCTGGACAAACAGCGCGAGGTCGCCCTGAAAGACCATGAACGGCTAAACCGAGCCCGACCGGCGGCCTGACTTCTTCTTGGAAACCCATTCCCCGAAGGACACCGGCATCGCCAGGACCTTCGGGAGCCATTCCCAGCCAGCATACTTATCGCCAGACCCACGCAGATGGGTATATCGCCGAAGAGAGTTCCAATCTCGGTGCCCGCTGACCGAAGCCACCTTGGGAATGTCCCACTCCAGCTCAAACAGCCGACTGATCGCTTCGTGGCGCAGATCGTGAAACGTCAGATCCTCTATACCTGCGGCAGTGATCGCGCGACTCCATGCCCCCTGAATCGCATCGGTGGTGTATGGAAAGATCTCGTCGAAGGCACGCGGCATACTCTTGATGACCACCATTGCCTCCTCGGGTAGCTGACACCACACGTCGTTACCCCACTTGTCGCCTGGGTTCTTCATATCCCGGACTAGGACGGCGCCCCGGGCCTCGTCTAGGTCTGCCCACCGGATACGGATGATCTCCTCCTGCCTTCGGCTGGAGAACAATGCGAAGGCAGCGACCTTCGCCATACACATCGAGGTCGGCCGCGATCGCCATGAGCGCTCGAACGCCTGGAACAACCGATCCAACTCTTCAAGTGTCGGGCGCCGATCACGCTCCCTGCTGCGCAACTTGTAACCCAAGTTCTTGAGAACTCTGCGGGCTTTCGCCATAACGTCCGGGTCGACTTGATACCCCCAGGCTGCCTCCGCCACTCCTAACACCGACCCAAGATGTGCCAGGTCATTGGCAACTGTCTGCGCCTTCACCCCTCCCCCGTCCGGCCCCATACGCCACAGCGCATAGTCAACGAGCACCTGACTGGTGATATCCCGGTCGATGGTATCGCCCAGGTGGGAAGCGGCGATGGCGGTCAGCGTGGCGATCTTGGTCTTACCCAGCGGGCGAGTCTTATCCCGGTCGGCTAGGTACTGCGCGATGATGTTCCGAAGCAGTACCCCCTTTTTCGTCGCCCGCTCCAAGCCACCGGGCTCGGCCAACTCAGCCTCCCGACGGAGCGCCCATGCTTCAGCGGCCTTTTTCCGGCTGAAACTTGCGCTCTCCTGATAGACTTGCGCGCCTCCGCGCTTGATACGAATCTGCGCGGTGTACATCACCGTTCCATCGGCGTTGCGCCGAGCGCGAATAGTGGCCAT